CGCAAGCAGTTTTCGACCGGTTGGTGCGGCTTACGCCGCAAAAACCACGCTGAGTAAGAACTCAGCACTGGAGTGTGACTAACACTCCAGTGGGGCAGCCTCTGAAAAGAAGGCAAACCCCCGTGCTACTACGTAGCCACCCTTTTTTCTGATGGGTGCTTTCAAAAACGGTTTCAAATTTTGCTTCGGTGGCTTTTTTAGAGCCAAAGCATAACGAATGCCGTCATCTGTTTCCTTTTTATTTCTATATTTAAAATTCATATATAAAAACGAAAATACGTTGTTCTTTGCCTTCCTAGGAAGGAGAAAACGATGTTTCGGAAAAAGACGCTGAAAACGAACTATATCAATCTGATATAATCCTGCATCGGAAGGGTAGTCTCGCGGAACCACAAATATGTTATTGTGGAACCGCTGAATCTGAGTAAGCAAATAGGATATCGTGTCGAAGTGTATATACAACAGATCACCGTATAAGTTTCGAGAGAAACTAATATATCGGTTCAATGTTGAATACAACCAAGATACTACTCCTGCTGTACTTTCAGATGGAGGCCGCTTTAAGTAAAAGGGCCGGACGTTCCTGCCGTGGAGGAAATCTCCACCGCAACTTTCTCGAAAATTCGATCTATCAAAGAACGACTTTTCACGGTTGACTAAAAATCCAACTGACTCGCAAGTATCCATAAAGATAGCTGCAGACTCAGTTGGTATAATGCAATCGTCACCAAAAACAGAACAGTGCTTGTAAGCTTTGTGCTGTTTATACATCGGCATAATGCCGTCGCCTGTGACTTCCCAATGGGAAGCACATAGGATGGTGAAGAAAGTTAAGGTCTCTAAGGGAAACGTAGTCGCATTCCCCATCGTTGCATACATTGTGATTGGTGATATATCATCAAAAATTGAGATATGTCCCGTCCGCAATGACATGCAAAGCTGGAACCATTGGGGTGGCAGAAGCCACTCTAACAGTCCAACTGACATACAATCAGATGCTGATGAGAAGTCAATTGTCGCGAGTTCATTCGACAACGAACCTTCGAAAGCAAATTGTTTATGTACGTCTGGTAAGACACTTAAATCAAGACCAAACAACCTCATGTTTTTTACCATGAGGCCCATAGCGCCTTGCTGCAGATACATATTTGCAGTAGGCTCGATCGCGATTAAGCGATCTATGGTGCTGGTTTTGGGAACTGTAGTAGAACGTGACGATTCTTCGATTTGGTACACAGGAAGAAGATTCTTATCTGAGCCGTTAAAGGATTTAACAGCTTGCGACAATGAATGATCATATCGCATGTACGAATCAAAAAGATCTTTTGCACTTACGGTTGTCGTAATAGGGAAGGTAAACTTAGCCTCATTTGAGGTGTCAGAGTACTTTACCCCTACAGACACGCCGGACGAGTTTTTACAATGGAGAAAAAACTCGTCTTCGGTAAAAGAGGGAAGTATAGATTTCATCAAGGCACGCGCACGTATTAAAATGCGGTCGCGCGGACTACAAGACAAAGTATCAGCATCATGAAGATGACGATAACTCAAATCATAGTCGAGCATGTGAAGATCAACATTAGCAAATTTTAGGAAAGCGTGAAGCTTACTAGATTCGCTACCAGAAGAAACAGAAAACTTTTTTAAAGTCGCTGTCTTTTGGCTCTCTTTTAAGAACTTAATAGTGCACTGATCAACACTCGGCATTCGCTGAGCATGAGTCAGATCACGTAGGATTGCTCGATGTATAGCAACCGCTAACACATCGGCAGAAGGGTACATACCCTGTCTCTTTTTCTTGTTCATGGAAAACTCCGTAAATAAGATTAACTGGTAAACTCAGGTTTCAACCTAACTGACGTTCAAGCAAAAAGCCTTGCATGTCAGAAGAAATGAGAACCTGAATAAGATCGTCA